ATGCTGTTTGTTCTAGGAAGATCATTGCCTGGGAAATTCGTTCCAGAACCAGCAGAACCAGTGTTAGTCTGATCGGCTCTTGTACCAGCTTTTGATGATCCACTGTTATGGCCACCCCACCATACCCAATCTGATTGATCATTGATCTTATCTTTGTAGTATAGTGTGTCACCCTGTGGGCCCTTAGCATCTGGAGCCATTGAAAGGTTTTCATATGCTTCAACAACTGAACCAGCAGCACCAGTGATTGCACCGTCTTGATCGACAACAGCAACGTGAATTGCATCACCCTGTGAGTTTACAGAGTTAGCATATGCAGTTGTTGTTGGCGCACGATCAAAGTTGTTGAAATACTCCCAACGACGAGTAAGAGAAGGTGCAAAGTTAGCAACTGTGTTACCCTGATACTTCGATGTTAGTGTGATTGTGTTACCAGAAAGCGATGCAACCTTTCTTTGCTCCTTATCAGGACCAAGAAGTAGGATATCACCAACGACGAATGCTGTCTCAGTGTTTGATGTACCCTGACCATCACCAGCTAGTGTGACGGTTGTTGATTCTCTTGTTGCATAGTAGTTAGTTGCTACTGTGCTTTCAAATGCGTTTGCGTTATGACATGCAGATACTTTTAGCGAATTACCAAGGTCGCCCGGATATCTTGCTACCCAATCTCCATGTCCACTTGAATGTGCGTAAGTTTCGTTATAGTAATCTTCATTACTAATGTAAGCACCAGTGCCGCCTGTTGTAGCATTATTCGCACCAGTAACAGCGCGTGTTACAATCAGCGAATTACCATACGCTAGGAAGTTAGCAGCCGTAAAAAAGTCATCAGCGGTATTTGCATTAGGTTTGTTAAAGACAGATACTAGGTTGTCTTCGCTGCTAATTGTAACTCTCTGATCGACAGGACCCCACTTGAAGTGGCCAGCAATGGCACCAGTAGTGGTAGATACGGCAGGCACCACCGTTGTGAGATCGATCTCACTAACATTTACGCCAGGTGATACTTGAAAAGCCATTTTCATTTCTCCTTCTTAAGAATATTCAAAATAATCTTGATTTACTCAATATTTATAAAAATGAGTGTTTAGAACCATCTGTCGCGGTTTACTGAGTTGATATACTCTGATATGTCTTCAGGTCCACTCAATATTCCTTCTTCTGGTTGTCCATCATCGATTAATCCGAACGGCAGTTGTTCATCTTCAAGCATTCTTATTTTATCTTCATACATTTTCTGTCTAATGTCAACATTTGTGACATCTCTAAAATACGTCTGTCTCACCAACCAAGCAAATAGAAGACAAGTCATCACCAAGTCATCATGAGTACCTTCTTCCGCTTCATAGGAATTTCCTTTTCCAATAAAACTTGCAAGTTCAGAAATCAGATCAAAATCTTCAATGATAAGTTTGTCATTCTCAATCAAGTCTTTTAGATTTGATGCGCCAATTCTTTTGACTTGTTTTGTAGTACGAACACCAAACTGAGAGTTTCCAGAGAATCCACCACTCACCTGTTGACCTGCACGTCCTTTTATTGACGTTGTGATTAGGTTTTCGTACTCCATATCACTATGTAAAATATCTGCTACTTGTCCACCAATATCATTAATCTCTACTAAGATATATGCATCGTTGTAATGTCTTGCTACAGAATGAATATAGTTTGGATAGAGTAGTGGTGATATGTCTTTGCTTCTAAACTTTGCTACAAGTTTGTATGGTGTAGTGGTTGCATCGAATACAGTGAATGCTGAATAGTCTAATCCAACACCCCTTGATACATCCACTGACATAACGTATATATTATTTTGTTTAGGTTCGTCGTATATGTCAACATCATTCCAAGTCCTAAGTGGTCGTTTGTAAGCAAGCGCCCTTAGTTTTGTTGGATGGATTAGAGTGTTCGCTGAACCTAAAAACTCACACTCAAATTCTTGTCGAAACTGTTCTTCGCTTGTGTTAGCAATAGTTTCCTTTTTCCACTTTTCATCTCGGCCAGGGACTGCTGACCAATGAACTTCAATGGGTGTGTATCCGCTAGTACCTTCTGCTGCATCGGTCCACATTTTATAAAAGTGATTCATACCATTTGGTGTAGACACAATTATGACTTTTGAAGTTTTACCAGATGAAATTGTAGGATATACTGAACTAAAGAAATCTTCAGCAAGATTATTACCAACAAATGCAAACTCATCCAAGAAGATAAGATTATAAGAACCACCACGAATAGCTGATGATGAGGTAGCAGCAGCAACAACTTTGGAACCATTTTCTAGTTCAATGTTACCTTTGTTCCAAACAATCACCCCTTGTTGAAGCCATTTCGGAAGAAACTCATATGCAAGTTGAATCTTACCCAACAAGTCTCTTGCTAGAGAACCTTTGTTTGCAAGGATAGCAACATTCTGTTGATCAGTAAAAAGTATCAACCAAAGAATATATGCTGTGGTTGTGGTTGATTTACCCGTCTGTCTGGGGAGTTTACATATGGAGAAACGACTTTTGTTAAATGTCTTAACCATTTCCTCTTGAAAGTCGTACATAGTGAAAGGCATAAGTCCCTGATCCACATTAACAATCTTAACGTAGGTCTTTGCAAAATGTACAGGATCATTAGCGCACTTTACATACTCTTCGATCTGTTCTTTTGTAAACTCAACTGGTACTCCCGATTTTTTAAGATTGGGATTACCTAGATAAACATCAGCCATTTAGATTTACAAGTTCTCTGTTTTTCAGATGAGCCGCTGCAATATCATCTTTGGATTGGCCATAATATGGTACAGCATGATACTTCTCAATCAAATATTCGTTCACAGTCATATCTGCATAATTAGTTGTTCTTCTAAGAGAACCTAGAATACGTCCAAACTTACCTTTTGAATCATATTCGTTACATTCAAGGATCATCCACTCATCATCACACATATTCTTTAAGAACTCTTTTGCAGCAAGTCCATATACCTTTTCCTCTTTATCAGAGGTGCGAGATTCTGGTGTATCGATACCATAAAGACGAACACGTTCCTTTTTCATCCAGACACCAAAGCCTAGATCAATATCCACATCTACTGTATCACCATCGATAACTTTAATGACTTTACATCTGTAATTGAACATTATATCGCTTTCCCTTGTCCACGATTCTTTTTGAAACTTCTTCTCTTATGCTTATTCATTTTTGCAAGAGAGGGTCTTCTACCTATAGAGGTTTTATTGTATGTAGGTTCCCATGCACTTGCACTACTCTTTACCATCTTCGCCATTTTCACTTCTCCCATTTACGAGTTTCTGTAGTTCAGCAGTGCTACCAATAAACAAAGCATTGGTAACATTCTTAGGTTGATCTTCTTTTTCAGACTTCTTTAAGTCTTTTACTTTCTTCTGTATATCTAGTAAATCTTTATTTGCATCAACTAGCGTCTTTGTTAACTGAGACACTACCTCAAACGCTCTAGGATGCTCACTCGCTTTGGCCAACTCTATAAGAGTGTCCAAGGCTTCAGTACCCTTTTCAATAACGCCATATAGGTTTTCTCTAGCGTATTTGTAATCGGAATCTATTTCTTGATGTTCATTAACTTCGACAGACTTTGGTTCTATAACCTCATATTCACTATCAATGTTCAATACTTTATCTAGACCTTCACTTACATTGGTTTTCATGATATTTACCTAATAACTCCTGCTGCGTTATTCCCTGTAAAGAAGTTATCAGTATCAAAAGCAAATCCATAAGTCGAGTTAGCACTAATAGCACTTCTATTCACACTAGCAGAAGAGTTAGCTGTAGGTGAACCATTTGCTAGAAGACCCGGCGTCAAGGTAACTCTTTCTACCTCAAAGTCAGAAGTATTCACAATCACATTACCAGTCGCAGTGTTTGCGGTTGGAATATGGAAGTCAACCTTTGTTCTTGTGATAAGTCCTTTGTTAGTGACAGGGCCATAAATGTAACCTTTCACTGTAAAGTTAAATGTGTAGATAATTGCTCTGCGTGTCTGAAAGTCTGCTTCGTAGGTATCTTCCATAGTCATACCTTGAAGAACAGTAGGGACATCAACATAGATACCAAGTGATGGTACAATCTTCACAGAGTTTGTCCACTCAGGTCTAAAGTACGGTAGAATTTGTTCTACAACCTGTACTGCATCTTCATTGTTAGCAAACATACCATAAAGAGATACATCAATGTTGTATGGGGATGGAGCAAAGCCGGAACGCAAAGAATTATTACCGCTACCGATAGAAGTGATACGATTTTGCTTATTCATCTGTCTTACTGGATCATAGTTGAATCCTGTAATCTCAAATGATAGTCTTGGTAGCGTTGTAGAAACACTAGGAGATATATCAGGGTCTTGTCTAAGTCTAGCAAGAAACTTTTCTTTTGGACCATAAGCAATTGGTACGCGGAGAGTTTGTACAGCATCACCCGCATTGTTAAAACGAACAACATCAATATCATTGAACATGTTACCAAACATGATGATATATTTGCGGATAGCACTATGATAATCGACTTGACCAAACATTACCAATCACTCCCTTCACTAAATGGATTCTGTTCTGAAAAGTCAAGGAAGTCTCCAAGAGAACCAGATGATGAAGATTCTGTCTGAAGGAATTCATTATTCGCTGTAGTCCGAATTGAATCCACTCTATAATCTTCAGTGACGATACCATCCCCACTCTCAAATACAAACACATCACCATTTTCTGCTAGGAGTTGGAAGTCTTCCATAACAACAGAGTTGAGAGTTTGAATTTCATCGATAGATGCGATACCTGTATTAAGTTCCTCATGTGAGTATTCAAACAACTCACATTTTAGATCATACATCTGCAACTCACCCATTTGATAAAACACAGATTCATCTTCAACGAACTTGATTTCAAATAGACCTTCAGTAAG